TAATTCATAATCAGGCCCTCTTAGTTTTAGATTTGGCTGTTTTTGCGGCTTTCTTAAAGGCGGCGTCTGTTGGTGCGCCTTTATCGCCCTTCTTGCGCATCTTTTCGCCAGACGCGCGTTTAGCGTGGATGTTCCTATAAAGTGACATCGGCTGCCCTCTTCAATAACGTGATAAGTTTTTCTGCTAATGGCTGGCTAGCAACCCGATAGACCATTCTGTTTTTGCTGGTATCCCATACAGCCCATCTAAATTCTGGCATCTGTTCTGCTGGTATTTCGCGGATTTCAAACATCAAATGCTTTTCTCTGTTGTTAAGAAGGCGTCCAGATTTTCAGCTTTCAGACGCTTCACAATGTCTTTAATGTCCACATTCTGGTCAAAGATGTTGAAACCTTCGGACATCCATTTCTCGACAATCACAGTTGGGATGCTGGCGACTTTCATGTAGTTGCCTTCCCGTTTGCCGCTGCTTTCTTTGCGGTGGTCTGCAATGTCATCAATTAGCTGCTGTGGGATGTTCTGGCTGCGCTGGACAAACAATCCATCTGCGTTTTCGCCAAAGTCAGTTGTGACGCCAACCAGGTTTGGTTGCGCCTTGGTATTCTCTGTCATGTATTGATTTCCCCTTGGGTGTTAGTAAAGGCGTGAGGGGCAGACGGTAAGGAGAGCAACCCGTCTGTTGCTCCCCTCACACCTATTAGTTTAAACGCTTATGTAAGAGCGTTAATCATGCCTGATGCTTTCGGGTTCATATGCATCAACCCGTATTCGCCAACCACGAAATGCTTCTCGCTATCGCCTGTTTTAGCAAGCAATGTGCGAGAGAATGGACGCAGTACCGCTGAACGCCACATTGATGGGTCCAGAAGGAAAGCGTGTGTGGTCATTTGGTGTCTGTTCAAAACGGTCTTGTACTCACCATATGGACTGACGTACAGGTCAACCACATTTGTGAGTGTTTTCTGACCATCGTTGAACGTCCGATTTCTGCCAGATGAGCCGGTAAAATTCGAAACGACTTGGGCGTCACCGGGCTTTATCATGAAAATCGATGGGTCACCGCCCTCGTTAAACACTTTCTCACCAAGGTTCAGTAGCTTCTGTTCTGTCAGAGCGGCTGAACCACCTGCCTCAGTTGTTGCTGCATCAATTAGCTGGTCTGCACTGTCCATTTCACGGGCAGTACCACCGGAGGTGTTGTTACCAGCAACCTCTGCATTTGATGCGCCAACATACGCAAATTCTAGATCGCGCTTGATGGCTTTCAGGGCACGGGCTAACTGGTAGGCCGTTTCCTTGGCTCTGCCGTAGGTTGCCACTGCATCGCTTGTGCTTGAAACTTGGACAAATATGTTCGCCTGGGTTCGTTAAACCCAAACCGTCTTTCGACTGCTTATGATTTCGCATAAGTTCAGACTATATCATCATCCCATAGGGATGCCATGCGCTTCGGGCCACTTGGCCCTACTTCCTTGCGGAATAGTCGTTGCACCTTCCACTTGCGTGGCTTGGATCAGGATTGCCCACAGCATTATCTGTTTGGGGTTTCCCTGAGTTCACATGGTTTTCATCAGCTTATTACTAAGCTGCGGCCCTCAAAGTTAAGGCTTTCGTCAAAATCTGGGTTGTACCAGAAATCATGGTTGTTGGTGTCAATGTTGCCATTGTTGGGTCTGCACCTTCAATCTGCGCATTTGCGCCGGCTGCGGCAAGCGCATCTGTCTGATATTGATAAGTGCGGTTGTTGACCTTTTGGGTCTTAATTAACGAAACCATCGGGGTGTCTGTAGGTGTGATATCGGTAATGATGTCCGATACATCTTCCTTCAACCCGATCTGTTCGTAGGATGTCATGGTTGCCATTATTATGGTCCTCTTCTGTTTGGGTTATGCTTCCCAGCGAGATAGAAGAGCCTCGGCAATATCATCCATGTCGTTTGAGTTACGAAGCTTGGCTTTAGATGTTTTTATCCGCTTGGCCTTTTCGTTAGCTTCGGTGTTCGGTGCTTTGGTAGCCCGGAGCACCTTCTTAGAGGTGCGCTTTTTCTTAGTGGTTGTGATTTTCTTAGCCTGGTCAAATAGACGGGCCTTGTTCAAAATCTTAATCACTGCCGGGTCAACAATTGTATTGACCTGGTCCTCGCGCAGCCCCTGTGATACTGCAAATGCTCGGATATCGTCATAGAGGTTGTTTGACCAATCTGGGATATCCTCTTGCAGTACCTTTACAGCTTCACGTGCTTGCTCTTGCATAGCTTGCTGCTGTTCGGTCTGCAGCTGCTTGAAGTATGTGTCTGCTTCCTCTCTTAGGAATTTGACATCATCTGCAGCTGTCTGGGCTTCCTTGCGTAGCTGGGCAAAATCCTCTGTTGTCATGGATTTTGAAGCGACAAGCATATCAACCTCGGAATAAGGCTTATAACGCTCTTCTGCTTTTTCCAACATCCGCTGTAGCACGACATTTGATTTGCCGATTGCTTCTTCAGCTTCTTTTCGCTGTTTAGCTACATCTTGAGACTTGCGTGTGAGGGATGCTTCCTGTCCGTAAAGGCGTTTAAGCTGCGCGATAGATGCCTGTTGGGCTTCGCCGTCCACCACGATTTCAACCAGGGTATCATCATCAAGATTGATTTCCTCGTCTTCCTCTTCTTCGGTTTCTTCGGCGTCATCCTCTTCTTCAGGGTCTTCGTCAGCTTCCTCGTCTTCTAGGTCAGCTTCATCTTCCTCTGCTTCCTGGTCCAGCTGCTCTGTCTCTTCGTCAGCTGGCTCAGTAGCCACATCAGTCTCTTGTTCAGATGGCTTTTCAGCGTCTTCCCAACGAGCCAGAAGGGCCTCTGATGCACTGTCGATATCATCGAAAGCTGGTGCATCAGTCTTAATAATTTCTTGAGATTGTAGTTGGACGTTTGACATGGTCCTATTCATCTCCACTGTTGTCGTTATCTGCTTCATCATCGTTCTTTGCTATGATTTCATCCCGCACATTGACCCGCTGTTGTAGGGTGTGGATGATATCGACTAGCGCACGATAATGTGCATAGGTGCGTTCTCTCATTGCTGTATCGTCTGGACCTGACGCTGCAAATGCTTGCCAGGTACCCTCAACCATTCCATTGATAGTTTGGTTAAAGGTTTCGTTTTGCAGAAGCTGTTCTGCATCGTTTCCATTATCGATTAACTTGAGTTCATCATTCTGATCTGAAATTGCTTCAGCCATGTTTTTTCTCCTTTATCAGGTTATCCGGTTGGACTTGCGATGCCTCGCACGTCCTCTGTTCGTTTGAGTATTGCCAACTCACCCTCATCAATTTTGACCTTATGGTCATGCTGAGTTTCTTTGAGGTCCTGTTGGTCTGATTGCAATGCAAACTGTGATTGTGCTTTCTCCGCATCTAGCTGCAATCTTGCAGCAGCGTTCTGCGCATCTATCATGGCTTTCTGTTCTGCCAATGCTGTTTGCCGTTCTTGCAACTCCAACTGCTTTTGTGCCATTTGCATCTGCATTTCTTGTGCAGGGTCTGGCTGTGCAGGTGGAATTTGGTCTGGTGAAGTAAGGTAAGCATCAACATTCTTAATGCCCTGGGCTTCCAAAACCTTCTTCATCATGTTGTATTTGTTTTCTATGCTGTATAGCGGCTGCAGGGTTGGGTCTTGCGTGAACAACTGATGAAGTGCCAGATGTTTCTGGGCCTCTTTTTCCTGTTCGTTATAGCCGAGGTGCAGCGACACCATTACGTCCCGTTTCTCTTTCCAAGAACGTGGGTTTATCTGTACAAAGTCACCGGCTACATCAATTATCTTTTCTTGCTGTTCGTTCTCGACAATCAGCCGGTAAATTTCATGGAATACGTTCTTAACAAAGGTACTAAAGTGGCGAGCAATAATCTTCTGCCGCTGCTGCGACATAGTAATAAGCTGCTCTACCATTGCACTTGAGTTTTGCTTACTAACAGCGTCTTTGTTTAAGCCGGTGCTAAGTGATGAAACACTGCTTGTTTCTTCTGCATCCTCATCCAACATATTTATGGTTTGGAAGATGAAGGGGTTCAGAGGTGCTTGTGGCATCGGCTGGATAGCATCCGGCCTGGTCACATTCACGACACCACCTACCCGGTTATCTATTAATTCTCGGACGTTAGTTAGCGAGCCTTTGGTCACCATATATCTAGGGTTATTAGCGATAACTGCATGGTCCAGGATTGACCTGGTCAGCACAGTCTTTGCGTTCTGTGTCGCTATCAGCTTATCTGCATAGTTGGTGCCATAGAATGAATGAGGTGTAGGCAGTGGCGTAAAGAATACGAAGGGCCGTCTATCTACCCTTTCAATCTCTAATATCTGGTTACCAGCCTTGCAAACCTTATGCAGTTCAGCTTTGCCGGTGCCATCAACATCTATGTTTATATAGGCTTCATAAACCATCACCTCACGCACCTGGTCTTGATAGCCTTGCGCTGAGTTTTTACGGTCTGCGCCGATATCTTCAAAACGGGCCAGAACCTCCGGGTCTGTCTCTAATTCGACATCCTCATGGTCACTGCCAATCTTTGAAAGTTTATCTTCCTTATNNGGGTACATACGGCGCAGTTCGGTCAGGCTTTTACGTGTCCGGTGTGCGCAAAAATCNACATCTGCGCTGGCAGCTTGTGGTTCAATAATAAACTGCTCTGGTGCGATGCTTTCTACAACAACCTGCGAGGTGTCATAGGTGCGTTCTATCGTACCAGAAAATAGGCCGATTTCGTTCTCTTCACTATCTACTAACTCGACATCATCTTCAGATAACAGCAGGTCCAATTCGTCTGAGGTTAAATTTGTAAACTCTTCCTCTTCGGTTTCGCTGCGCATATCCCAAAATACTTTGGCAACCCCTACTCTGGACATCAGCCCACTTAGAATAACGCTTTGGAATATATCAATCGCAGAATTTTGGCGGAACAGCACATAGTCTGTGTACACCGAGCAAACCTCTGCGGCCCTGACATCGTCTGGCCCGGATGGGGTAAATTTGGCGATGGATGAGCCAGCTGCGAATGTCTCTAGCAGTGAGGCAGCCATAGACTGTACACCGGTATAAACATCCTGGCTTACATATTTGCTGTTACCATCATGTGTGGGCCTCGGCAGTTTACCGTTGTAAAAGTCAGTAACCCTGCGGCGTTCCCTTGATAATTCGCTATCGTAATAGCCGACTGCTGCCTTGATGTTTACCTCAAGAGCCTTGAGGATGTCATCGTCAGCCATCGGTTTATAGTCTTTGATTGTAGCCATATTATATCATTTCCAAGTAAATGCCTTCGGGATTGTCTACCGGCTCCCACGCTCCTTCATGGACGTGATTAGCCAGGGCAAGGGCCATAACGGTATCGTCATGGCAGCCGTGCTCTGCTTCCATTGCTCCGCTCTCGCTGACCACATAAGTCAGCATCTCGCGTACTGTTTGTTTGTCGTTTAGTTCCAACTCGCCATCACGATTGGCAGCGCGTAGCTGGTCTATGATGAGCGGTTTGGTTTTCGCCGTGGTCGTAAATCCAAGCTTAATTGTTTCTTTGTCGGTAATTTTATCGACAACCGTTTCCATATAGAAATTGGGATAAGCTTTATCTTTACCCAGGCGTGTGCAAGTAAGGATGCCATGCCCGTTGTTTTCAACCACGATATAAGCTTCGTTGTAGTAGTGACCAAGAGCCTCCAGGATGTCTGAAAAGTAATCTGGATGCACCTGCCCACGCCAGGTAGCCACTTGCCTTTTGCGGCTGTCCAGCACCTGTGCGACTGAGTAGTCCCCATTTCTGATGCCCATAGCAGTATCTGCCCCAATGACATAGCGTTCTCCAATATCGTGTGTTCTATAGATTTGCAGTTCGCCACGTGGGTGAGGCACAAACTCATCTGCCTCTAACGCCAAGCGTTCCTGTAAATCTCGTGTTTGTTCTAGCTGGTTTTGCAGCTGCTCTGGGTTAAAGACAGGCCGCCCGGTGGTAAGAAAGGCTTCAGATGGCTCTGCTGGATACTCTTGCTGCCACAATTCTTTGCCGTTTTGCGCAATCTTTCTGCGCCGGAACATTAGCTGCTCGTTGTCTAAATTGTACTTGCTGACTAACTCGTCTTCTTCAGGTGTACGCTCGAATGTATCGGGCACCGGTTCACGATAATCAGCATCGAGAAACCAGGGTATGAACACCGGTTTATAACCGTTTGTGCCGTTCACGGCATTTTGCCATAGGCTGTAAAACTGGCCTGTTACACCATTAGCTGTGCTCTCAATAAACACTGCTGTGCCTTTGGTATTTGGCACTGCTTGCACCAGGCCGTTAAATACTTCTTCAGCTGTCGTTTTGGGCCAGAAGGCCAACTCGGAGAGGTGCGCGTGTGAAATAGTCTCCCCTCGCCCCAAGCTGTCTGAGCCGGCAGTACCAACTACATAGCTGCTGTCGAGCACATCAAAGCTAAGTTCGCGCCGGGAGGAGTATTTAGTGTGTGGCTTTAGTATCTCCGGGCAATTCTCATGATAACGCTTGGTCATGTCGAACAATGCCCTGGTGCTATCTGCGTGGTGCGTGACCACCATAGCTTTACGTGCAGGGTTCTGACTGACACTGAAATACAGATAACCACCAACCATTGTTGATAGCCCCTGCTGCCGGGCTTTGAGTATTACAATCCGGACTTTGCCCTCAGTAGCCATTTGTTCATCAATAGCGTCCTGTAAAATCTTTTGGGCTGTGTTTAGTTGAAGCGGTGCAATTTGCCCGTCTTTTGTCCTTATTTTGAGAGCGGCTTTGGAGTAAAAAGGAAACTCCTCATGCAGTCGTTTACGAACTGCTTTGAGTTTCTTGTCCATCATCTTCATCAGTTAACAAACCAGCTAAAAAATCTTCTGCTTTGCTGATTGCTAACTCATTCTTTGCAACAGGTTTTGATTTGGTAAAATCTAACACCAATCTGGCTGCTGCTACCCGTTCTCTATTGTCACCAGGCATACGCATTACCTCGACAGCAGTTTCAAGTGCCGTCTTAGCGTATTCGTCTTCTATATTGTAATCTTGTGACATTTTATGAACTATCCTCTTTGCTTCGCCTTTTATGGTTTTCCTGATTGGCTCTATCCGCTCTCTTGTATAGCCGTCAGGTACACCACGTGGGCGTCCAGCATTTTTCTTTGGTTTTGTGGACCATTTACGCCGTAAGGCTCGGCCCTCTTCTGTCTGCATCAACGTGGCAAAGTAGTTATTTTTTGGTGCCTTTTGTGGATGCGTTCCTTGGCCCTTTTTTGACGGGCTTTTTGCTCTCGGCTTTCTTGGGGGTAAGCCCATCCATAGCCTCCAATATTTTTGCTGATAAAATTGCTCTGGTTTGTGCTGAATTACTGCAAAACTGCACCGGCGGTATTCCGCTCTGAATATCCCGTAGGATAGCTAGTTTTTGCTCATCACTCAGTGAACCAGACACAACAACAGCTTGGACGCTGGTGAGTGTGTTCACCAGGTCCTGTGCTGATACTTGCATCAGTGTCTCCTTGTTGTGGTGTTATGCTGCGCTGAGTACGCCTCTACCGGGTGACAGTGCGCCTCTGTCTTCTTCATCATCCATCGCTGCCATAAGCATCTGTGACATAGCCCCTACTCCAATCATCCCTGCTAGAGCGTGGAAGGTCACATATTCCGCTAACTTGCTTTGGTTGATTACGCCACGCACAGCTTGCGCAACATCTGGATATTCAGCTTTGAATTTCTTTGGGTTGCGTAAGTAAGCAGCTATGACATCTGCTGATAGTTCAGCCGGGTCATAGAGGTAGCGCAATTCATCGTGTAATTCTTTAAAGGCTTTGAAAAACGCTTTTTCATTAACTTCCTTACCTACACTTAATTCTGCCTCATAAATCCTTCTGGTATTGGCCGTGTATTCTTGCATGGACATATGAGCCAGTTTTTTAAGCTGGCTAGTTAGGTTTTCCCCTGTTAGCTGCTCTAGAAAATAAGCTTTCATATCAGCATTAACCCATAGTTCGGGGCGTCTATTTCTGCTTATCTGTTCAATTTTGCGATAAAGCTGCGCTGAAGTTGTTGTGCCATCAGGGTCTGCGTTAGACGCTTTAGACATAAATTCGACAAAACCACGAAAACCGGTCTGGCTCTCGATAGCGTGGCCTAGTTCATGTAAAAATGTCTCAAAGAACATTCGGGGCGTCATATCACCATCTGGTGTCTGCTCCCCGATATTTGTGACTTGAATTTGCCGCCTTACTAGTCTCTTTTCAAACGGCGAATAAGTAGCACGAAATTCTCCGAGTGTTCCACCCTCTGGGTCACCATAAACCGTCCGGAAAGCATCAGTAATTAAAGGGGTAAGCGTTGCCAAATCCTCATTAGAGGTCCGGGTGCTATCATCCAGCCCAATTGCAACTGCGCTAATTGTTGCTCGGTTTTCTGGGTCTAACCTCGCAACTGCTTTCTTTACAGTTTTATAAGCTTTATCGAAAAGAATATTGCTAAAGCCATCTTCTCTACGCATAGCCTCTAATCGGTTGCGTAAATCCTCTGCAACATTTAGTGAGGTTTGCGGTGGCCTTGGGTCTATTTGATCCAGTATTTGAGAGGCTCTATCAGCGTCAAATTCTACGCTTCTGGAAGGTCGAAGAAGTGGTCTGGGAGATTGCTCTCCAGTTCCGCGTCCATCTCCTGTTCCGGATAAGCTAGGGCCAGATAAGTTTCCTGGGTTGGTAACACTCCGACTTCCTTGAGTGATTGTATCACTGGGTCCTGGTCCTTCCCAGGCTGCCCTTTTAATACGCCCTGCGTCATCAAAAATCTCCTGTCTAGCTTGGTCTATATTTATATCACCTGCGTCATATCTTTTCCAGATATTTGCTATGGTATCTTGGTTTTTCTGCTGGCCTTTATATCCCGGAGTAAACAAGCCTCTTACAGCTTCCCAGGTGATTGATTGCATTTCTCTTGGCAGTATACCAACTTCTGCTGCAGCTTGCCTGTAAGCATCTGCATAAATACCATAAGAGCCAACTGCGCCGGTAACGCTTGCTGCGCCGCCCTGCTTAAAGTTTTCCTTAACCTCTATATGTTCGCCAGAAAAAGGCCGTAAATGGGCCGCCGCAACTGCATGTGTATCAACAGTCACATCACCCTGGTCTGACATAGGGTCTAGAATGTTATTATAAAAGCTGCGCACTTTGTGCATCATGCCCAGCTTATTATCGATATTTTCGCGTGAGCCATCCCGTGCAATCGAAATAGCTTTGGCAATATCTCTAAAACCATTCCAGGCTGTTCCAGACTTCTCGCCCTTTGCAGTCATCTGGAAATCAAGCAGTTCACCTTCTGGGCTGATAACTCTGTGGCTCTTTTCTGGGTTTGTTGTTTCATCATAAAACCGCAAAAAGATTGCTTGCTGCATATCGTTTAGTTCGTCAAACCGCTTGCCGTTTACTGCTTTCAGATGTGCGTTGTGGGTTTTTCTGCCGCCAGCTGACTTCTGCGCTTTAATCATGCGCCGATAGGCTTTCGCCATGTCTTTGTTGAACACATCACCTGGCTGTATCTTACCTAGTGCATCAATCGTTCTAATGCCCAGGTCATAGTTCATATACCAATCTTTTTGAGGCGATAATGCTGCCATAACACCAGCTACCTGCGCCAGCGTCATGCCGTACTTGTCAGCTGCCTGTTGGCTCAACTTGTTCGCACCGACATACCACTGCTTTGCCCGTTCACGATATTCCGGGCTGACGCTGTAATATAGATGCAGCAAGTTTTGCTTGAAATGATTGATAAGGATTTCTTCATCACTCCGGGTATCGCCTAGCTGGCGTTCACCTCTAACACCCAAATAATTCATCATTTTCGGGATAAGTTTAGGTGCCAGGGTAGAATTTAAAATTGCATCAGAACCAATTTGCAAAGGTACTTCGCCCAGTGGGTCTTCAGTAGCCGCTTTTGCTGTCGGACGGCGTGGTGAGATACGCATTGGATTATTTACAGGCGCAGCTGCTCTATCTTCGGCAACAATGTCCTCTTGAACTGGCTGCTGAGACATAACACGGGCCACATATGGCATGACATATTTGTCAGCTAATGTTGCGTCCTCTAGGTTTCTTTCAGCCTTGCTTGCGATTTCAAATGCACGTTCAACTGGGTTAGACCCAAGGTTTGAGCGTAAATCTGCAAGTGCATTTATCAGAGTAGCCTTATCGGCTGGGGTAATGCTTTCATCAGCATTGACCGCTTCGATTAGCGCATCATTAGCATCACGATTGTCCTGGATGCCTCTGATGTAACCAGCAGAAACATCAGCTGGACCGGCAGCTGGCTGTCTATCTTCCGCTGCTGGGTCTACCTGCCTGTCTCTTGTTGAATTGTTCTGGTCACTATCCAGATGATTTTTCAGCCCGGCAATAACATAGGAAATGTTTGGTATTCTGCCGCCATTCTTGATGGAATTGATAGCCTGTCGCGCTGCGCGTTCATATGTTGGGTTTTCAGCTAGGCCCTCTAATGCAGAAACTGCATTTTGTGGACTTGTACCCGTTGCATCCAACAAAATCTGCTGTGGAGACAAATCACCAAAGCGTCCATTCTGCTCATAGATGTCTTTGTGCATTTCTTGAGCAGCTTGCCGGTCTTCCTCTGTAGCTTGCTTGATTGCTGCAGCTTCAGCGCGTTTATTTTCACGGACAGAGAAGTCACCCTGGGCGTTGATACCCTGGTTGTTNTTGTTGTCCCTGATGTATTTAGCCACCCGGCTGCGTCTNCCGGTAACAGCATCAACGGCCCTGCCCCCAATCACTGCAGCAGTTTGTACTGCTGGAATAAGTGGGTTAACTGAGGCACCGTATAGGGTGCCAAGGATGCGTGTGGGTGTTTCTATTAGGCTGCGGTCTGAGTAGCCAACATTTGATGGGATTGGTGATAGCTGGTCTGTGAATTTACTCAAACCAGCCACATACCCCTCATTATGCAGGGTAGTCAGTTCGTTCATCTGCCGCATAAGCGACAGCATGTCCTGACCTTCTTGTGTGTTGCCAGCTAACCGCTCAACAGCTTGCATTTCCTGTATGCCGACTGTGCTTTTGGTTTTGTTTCTGGCTTCTCGCTGTCCAGCAATTGCCAAAACCTTGTCCATAACAACCGACAACTCATCACTGTCGGTGATGCCAAGCTGGTCACGCAGATCACGTGCCAAACGCTTCAAATCTTCTGCATATTGGATATGCGCTTTGTCGATAACTTCACGTGCGCCTTTTGTGCTGGTTTTAGCTACATCTTTAAGGTTCATGCCATTTGCTTGAGCAATGCCATCTAGCTTTTTGGCTAGGTCAGCTGCTGCCTGTGGGTCATTACCAACCATAACTGGGTTGATAGTCTCGCCTAGTTCGGTCAAACGCTGGGCTGCAGCTTCTCTAGTTGGTGTGTCTGGTGCGCCGCCTCTAACAACTTCTGCACCAAGGCGTGTACCGCCACCCATTACACCGCCCAGAGCAAAGCTATCTATTGCCCGGTCACCGATTTCTGGGGCTGTATATTCTGCGCCTTGTGTTTTGGCACCAGAGATAACAGCTGCGTCCTGGGCCATTTCTGTGCTGCCCTCAACACCAGCAGCTTTCATTGTGCGCTTGGTGATTTCTGCAGCTGCTTCGCCAAAGCCTTTTTGTGATAACTCTTCAATTATCTCGCCAGCTGTCATACTAGCAATTTTATCGGTTGGGATTACTTTACCAGCACCAAACTTGTCTAGAACGCCGATAAGTGCGCCTACACCAGCTGAAACCTTGGCATTATAATCGCCTGTCTTTTCTTCCTGTTCTAACGCAGCCTCACCTGCCCCCATAACGCCGGAGCCAGCTAGTACAGCGGCTGAACCAGTTGCAACAGCCCATGCCGGTGCGCCGAAGTAGGCTGCCGCTGCTGTTGCAGCTGTGCCGCCAATGGCGAAACCCATCTGTGGGATGTTTTCTAGGACCTTTTCACCTAATGCAGGTAATAGCTGGCCCTTATTGTAATTTTCACGCAATGAGCCTGGATAAGACGGCTGATAGCCGCCAGCTTGAATATCTTTTTGTTGCTGCTCAACAATGCCGGTACCGTAATCCGCGACATTTTCAGAGCCAATCAATCTACCGGCTACCTCGATGCCCTTACCAACAATTTCTTGGCCTCTATCGAAACCATATGCCAATGGGCCATCACGTTGCTGTGGAACAGCCGTTTGTACTGGTGCTGGTGCAGGTACGGCACCCCGAAGCTGTTTATAGGAGTTAGCAACCGTGGCAAATTCAGGCGTACCTTTCTTGTTCTGATTAGCGATAAGCCAATCAGCGTACTGCTGTAATCTATCAGCCATGTTGTGCTCCTAAGAGTTATTTACTATCGCGTCTGCTTCTGCGAATTTGTCAGCGTCTGGACCTGCTGATGCTGCGCCACTCATGCCAGCTGCGTAGGCTTGTTGTTGTGCCCTGATTGCATTGACTGCGCCGACATAATGCCGCTTAACAGCTTCTAGACGCTGTCTAAACTGACCAGCTGATTGCGATTGTGCTAATGCACCCAAGCTGGCGTTAAGCTGCTTTAATTCCATTTCGGACACTTGGCCCAATGCTCCGCCAGTTGGCGATGCATCACGCATTGCCTGTAATCGGTCAAAACCAACAGCAGCCTGGATAGTTTGAATATCCATTTTAACGTCATGGGCTTTAGAGCCAGGAATTGCTGACATAATTGTGCCAGTGACACCTGTTACATCATTAAAAGGCCACCAAGCAGTCCCCTCCTGGTCTATCGCAGACAAAACTGAATCAATTGCTGTGATAGTCGGGGCGGTGTAAGCCAATGGGTCGCTGATTACGTTCCCTGCCATACCCTTTTGCTGGTCTGCTTGTATCTTTGCCATTTTGGCATCTACTAAGCCTTGGCGGTATTTAGCTAATGAAGTAGCCTCTTCAGCTTTCTGTTGGGCTGAACGATTATAGTCTTGTATTGCGCCATATTCGTCAGACATAGCTGACATACTCGCTAGACCGCCTTCCCTAGCACCGCCTAAACCTGCGCCACCAATCCGCATCAGAGCCTCACCCATGCCTATCTGCTGGTCAGACAACATTGGCTTGGGAATTGACATAGGTGCTGCATCACGCCGCCCTGTAGGCTGGGATAATGCAGGTTCTGGTATTGGTGCTGGGGCTGGCGTTTGTTCTATGCCGGATGGGTTTACCACTCCAATTCTATCACGCCGATATTGACCGGTATCGCTCACATTCGGCATCTGAATTGGGTCTGGGTAGTTATTATAAGCGTCTATCTGCGCTTGTGTTGGGCGTGGGGTTGGAGGTGTTACAAACATCCCTGTCCCTGCCCCTGCGGCAAGCAATCCCTGGCGGAAACTTTGCCCACTTAGTGTATTACCGCCTCTTGGTATATTCTGGTTCATAGTAACCCCCTAATATAAATTATTGCCGCCAAAGCCACCTTTATAGGTACCTTGCTCAAAGCTTCCGGGGTTACCTGCGCCATATGAATATCCGCCGGTAGGCTGGTTAAACATCTGGGCAAAACCTGGCCCATATTTCTGACCAAAGCCAAATCCAGCCATTGCGCCAGACAAACCAGCCATCATTGGGTTTGCAGAATTAGTTTGAATGTTGCCAGTGGACATTGGTGCTCTGCCCAGGATACCAGCGTTATATGCAGACAGCTGGTTCATTGCGAAATCACGATTGCCATCAAAATTGGCTCTCTGATCATCGTACATGCCTTGCTGTTCCTGTCTCAGCATACCGCCAGCGTTTGTCATATAATCGGCTGCAGTACCTGCGTTACTGAAACCAGTGCCATATGTACCGGCTAGATTTTGGTTTGCAGTGGTCATGTTGGCTAATTGGTTCTGATTGGCTGTCATTGCCCGGCTAATCAGCTTATCTTGTATGTTTGCTGCTACATCAGCCTGTCTATCGTCATAGGCTCTCTGCGCTACAGCATCTGCAATGCCAGCGCGTGAACTGTTTGTATTCATAGAGCCAGACGCAGCCCGGTTAATACCAGGCAGTGTGGTTTCTGTAAGGTTTCTGTAATCATCACGCATGGCTGCACGTAGCAATGGCTCTGTGTTAGCTGTTGCGTAGTTAATCGCGTTATCCAGCGGATTTTGGCTGGCACGATTATAAATATCTAAATAGTTGGACCCAAAGCCTCGCCCGGCATCCATAAACTGATTGGCATCTTGTGCTGCTCTGCCACCTACACCAGCGATAGATTGTATCCCCTGGTTTTGTAGGGGATTTAAGCCAGCAAAAGTAGGCCCCTGGTAATAACCAGCATCCAGCGCACTATTTAGCGCATCTTGGCCCTGGCTATACATATCGGTCACATAGCCGCGTGCGTCCATGTAGGGCATCATACGCATACGATTGGCTTCAGCAGCAGCTGCTCTGTCTTGCTTTGCAGCTTTATTGCCCATGAAGCCGCCAATAAGCGTAGCACCGCCTGTTATTAAGGCGGAAGCTGTTAATGGATCCATTTTAAATTCCTCTTATTTTAGACATCCACCCATGCGGTACCATTCCAAACAACCAGCCCCTCAGAGCCATCACCAAGGGGGTCCCAGGGTGAGATGTTGTATTTTACTGAACCGATTAGTGGGTTTTGGGGTGGCTCGTCTAAAACCTCGATAGAACCTGCGCCAATAGTTTTGATTGTAGTTTCAAGACGTTGTAATTCGTCCTGTAAATATTTGATAAATCCCTCTTCAATAACCGGCGGCATACCACGTTGGTAATTCTGGTGAACAATGTGTGTTTTAGAATTTACCGCCATCTATTTTCTCCCTGTCACTGTGATATCGACATCAAAACCACTGAAGGAAATATCCTTATAATCGTCTGCCTCTAACGTGATTTTGTAAGAGAGATATCGCCCACTCGCCCGGCTATCTATCTTGTAATCCGTTGCTGTGTCGTAGACTGCAGTGTGCGTGTAGGCAGGTAGTTGGTTGGGAATGTCAGAGGCACCGAATGAAAAGTTAATTGTGGTGCTGTCTGTGTTGATGGTTTGTATCTGCGGCAGCAGCCTGGTGATGACCTTATAGCCATCAATTGGCTCTTTAATCTCATCTAGGTCCAAACCCACACGTTCAAGAAACAATGGCTTGGTGGCCTCTGTATCGACATCAAACGCAATGTTGCCGGTGTCTGCTAGGTCCACACCATACAGCTTAGACGATGTAAGACCGTTGTTGGTGTCCTCTTCGCCTACCATAAGGGTATGCTGGTCAAAGCTGTCTTCTTGCTGGTAATAGCTACCGCCGGCAGTGGCATAGCTTTGTGTAGACTGCGCATATGTAGCTACAGAATTGACATTAGCCGTAGCCCCTGCAGATACATTTGGCAGGTCCATAAATGACCAGGTGTTATTTTTATAATTGTATGTAGCGGCTCTGTTGCATCTATCTGCATCAGGAAAATCTACTAGAATATCGCCAGATTGGTAGCAGAAATAGATTTCATTTAGCAGCTTGTTATGCTGCACAAAGCATCTGTCAGCGTTCTTATTATTTAATCCACTAAAGATAAACTCGCGTGTAGTTTCATCACAGATTGATTGCTTTGAATTACCGTCATGGACATAGATATCGTTAGTGCCAAAGCAAAAATGTTTGCCATCGGCTTCCACTACACAGTTTTGATTAATCAGACCATCATCACTGTATAAGACACGAAAATTGAACAAAAATGCACCGCCGACAAAATCCATCATAATGGCTTCAGTATTGCTGTAGATAACGAAATTAGTGCCCAGCGACAGACCATCCAAAATTGGGCTAGTCATAGAAACGAGGTCATTGAACCCCGCTGAAGCTGTTGTATCAGTTTCGCTCCAAGTGGTAGGAATTGCGTTAGCTAACACAATATCTGAAAAGCGCACCCTGTTCGGAAAATTTGTGCTGCCCTCTGTCATGTTAAGAGCGAGTAAGAAATCACCAAACGGGCGTAATGCCTCGCAACGCCAGGTGCTATCCCAGTTTGCTAATGCCGCGAAGTTGGTGCCGCTAGGTAGTCTGTATGATGGAACCTTATCAGGCCGGTTGATGTAAACAACATCAGCTAGGTTACAGATGGTGTATGGCCTGGGGTCAGAAACGCCGGTTATTGAACCGGATACATCAGTAACTGTTCCATTTGCGTACTCTTTGACGGCGTAGTCATCAGTAACCATCAAAATGGTATCAAAGTTTGTTGAACTGCCGGTGACGCCAAATGCACCTCTAGGCTTGAAACCAAGGGTATCCTTAATATTACGGAACACCGGGGCACGTTTCACCTTACCCTCATCGAACCGCACATTTTTACCAGCTGTGAAACCGTTGATAGGCAGGTTGTATGGGTTTGGGTCTGTTGCTATTCCAACGCCACCCAGGTTTCTAATAGGGAGTGTAGGCATGTGGCTATACCCCCCTGTTAAGTCTTAATGATGTAATTTAAAACGATTGTGGGCTGCATATTATTGTGTCCGGTGCCAGAACCTGTTGCACTAGTGCGGCCTATGTCAGCATCACCAGCCAACCCTTCTAGACTATAAGATGTGGCGTTTTCTTGTGGCTGTGAGTAATCAGGGTCGATGGAATAACGAATAATTGAGTTACTGTCAGTCAGTGCCACAGTGCCGCCAGTTGGGCCTCTAGACCCCTGCTTTACTGCAAAGTGTCTGTGGGCTGCTAATTCAGCTTCTGTTAGTGCATGTGTCTCTGAACCACCTGCTGCGCCTAGTGTAGTGCCTGTTATTTCAGTCGATAGTCTAGAAGCAGCAGTACCGCCCATATCATCCTGACCGGCAACTGTGCGGCCCCGAAGGTCCGGCAGAGAAAAAGTGGTAGAGCCATCCCCTGCCCCATAAGTATCGCCAATTGCGGCATATAGGTCAGGATATTGTGTTCTGTTTACTAGCTGACCATAACACATCAGGTAGCCACTGGGGGCCGTAGAGCCAGCGTAGGGTACGAGTACCCCGGTTGGTATAAGGGTAACATTGCTAGATAATTTTGCCTGGGTAATCGCCCCGTCAGCTATGTCTGCAGCTTGGATGGTACCATCGGCAAGCATGGAGCTGGTCACCGCTAGATTGCTGCCTAAATATGTGCCGAGGTCACTCAAGGACACCTGCACCATTGTGCCGCCATCGTTTATAACTATGCGGTCTGCATCAACTAAGGTGGTCGCAGTGGCAGCGGTACCCCCGTCCAAAATGTTTAATTCTGCATGTGTCGCATTTACTGCGCCAGCGATGCCTGGGAATGAGTTTTTGATTGTGGACTTGATTAGACGAAGATGGTCATCAGCCACGCTGAGTGCGTCAGTTGCCGCTGGCGATGAAGCAACCAAGCTATTGATATAGGTTCCGGTTTCTAGCGGCATTTTGGTTTCCTCTGGATTTCAGGCTCTATTGCAAAGGGCCTAACAATAAGAACAACAAGGCAAGCTTTACCTTGTTTTTTGAATTGGGTTGTTTTTGGGGTATCGGGGGGTCAAATCGCCTGGTATGGGACCCGAAAAGACGGCAGATTTATATAACTATCTGATAACAATGGATTGTGTGTGGGATGGGAGGCTACATCACAACCCAAACAGACAGCAAATAGACAAACAGGATACAGACATTAGGACATTATCTGAAATTTATCTGGATGGGGTCATTTGTCTTCTGTAAAAATCGGGACGTAATACTTAGGTTAATAGTAGTAGGATGTAGTGGTTAACCTAATGACCTAAGACACCTAAGAAACTTTAGTCTCACATAAGTCTGTAGTCTTGAGATGCTTGTATTGACTAGAATACAATCAGCATATCACCAGATTATTTGTCATATACAAACTTTTGTCGTACACTGACATCAGATTAAGTTCGTTCCCCTTAAGGGGTTCTGCTTATCTGGGTATGGTATTATTTCTATCTACTCAAAAGTCTTAGCGGTCACGTTTGCCTGGGTACTCCGGGCGAGCTGGCCGCTAAGCATTTCTAATACACAGAATGAGTAATGAGACAAAAAAAAGCCCCACTGTTTTACCAGTGAGGCATAAGTCTTGCAGTTGGGAGATGTGACCTGAGCCACTACCTCCTAAACGTAGTTATGTTGGTTTTGCCATTAACACTATCAACGGCTCAGGCTCACATTTCTTTATCCATAGACTGCTTCATCCTTCCATCCCACACCCCATTCCCACTCTGGGTCATTGGGCCATGTTTGTTGCTCTCTTAACAAAGCATTGGCTGAAGATGGAAAGCAGTTGTGTATCTCATTTGCAATCCAATCTGCTATTTGCGCAGTTTCAAATTGTGAGTGTGGGTCAAGGCGTTGGTTACACACTCTGGCAAATGCCATCAGAGAACCACTCCAGTACCATTCAGTCATCATGTTTTGAGGTAGTACCATTCGGGCTTGCTCTGGTGCTATGCCCTGGACAATCATCTTTTGATAAGCTTCCAACGCAATGTCTGTAACTTCACCCAGGTACTTTGAGGGTAGCAATTGGTCCCGGTGTAATCCACTGCTGCCTTGCTTACTATTTTCTGGCTTACCTCTCCAAGATTGTGGTGTGTGAAACTCTGGATCATCATCAACGTACCGTCTAGACACTTCGTTCCATGTTAGACCCACCTGATGCTTAACTAGCTGCCTAGCAACAAATAGTGGGGCCTTGATACGAAATTGCATGAAGCAATGGGCAAAGGGTGACCAATGCCCGTGTTTAGCTAGGTACTTGATTAACCGCTCATCCTTCTCTGTCACGCTATCGCTATGCTTTGAGAAAGACACACGGGCAGCGTTCACTACTGTAAGGTCGCTACCCATGTAATCTACTAGCTCAACATTCACTAACCTAAGTCTCTTCTTGGTGGCGTTGCCCAAGGGCAATCGTAATCCCAGCTATCTTCTTCGAAGTTGAAGCTGATTTCACCGTTGCACTTTCGACATGAGAAAAGTTGCCAACTTTCCCTCGTAGCCTCCTGACCACAACAAAACGGTATAACATCTATTACATCATCCATTTCTACACTCCACAGCTTCCACCGTGACCNGTAATGTCACAGATNTCATGCGTTTCNAGTATCTCTTCGCCNTGGCGATTAGATGCTTCAGAGTAAGGGACAGAGGTTAACGGCTGGCCACCACGGCTGCCATCTGCATAGCAAGTAAACCCACGCAACCGGTGCGCATACTTTGCCAACATCTGAGCGAATGGCTCAACTGTATCCTCATTGTTAAGCTTGGTGCCCCAGGCCGGTAGGTTGATGGTGGATGATATAGACATGTCTACATAATCCTGAACATCTGCCTGGAACTTGATCCTGCGTTCTGGGTCAGCCGCCAGGTCAATCGCACTTTCGATTGTCTCTGGGTCTGCGCCGTACCGGTCAATCAAGTCTTGTGCTGCACTATCGACAACGTATTGATAGTGCCAGCGTGTACCGCCTTTGAGATATCGCCGTTTGTATGCGACTGCAAAGATGGGTTCAACGCCTGTTGATGTTCCGGCGAGGATGCCGATACTTCCAGTTGGTGCAATAGCACGGTTAGCAACAGGGCGAGACACACCAAGAAAATCTGCGAAATCTTTACTGCTTTTGTCGCTGACCGTTTTGTAGACGAATAACCACTTATGTAGTTCATCGGTAACCTCATAGCGTTCTCCTTTTTGAATTAGCCACTCATGCATCCCCATCAAACCAAGACCAAGTCTGCGGTTTTTCTCCCGTGTCTTTTCGATGCCCTCATAGGGCACTTGACCCCTGATGGTTCCACAGATTAGGAATTTGGTTGAAAGCTCAACAACTTCAGCAAACTCACTAATGTTGTCGATGCGTGAAAGATTGATGGAACCCAGATTACACACATCATCCGGGTCTGCTGATGTAACCTCAGTACATGCGTTTCTTAGGGTTTCATTATCCTTCTGGTAATTGAAGCTAAACCCAGGCTCTGATGATTTCAGTGCCTGACGCATGTTGTGCATGAACACATCGCCCACTTCACCGGTTTCCCAGTATTTGTGCTGCCACTCAGTATCGTAATTGACGCTGATGTTGGTCATGTCCATCGGTGCTTTGAAGTTAAAGTCAGCCTCTTTAAGCTTGGCCATTGTGGTGTCACCCACCGGCATTTCATCCCAGTTTTTCATGTTAAGAAAGTCGTGGATGTCACCATGCTTCCAATGCAGCGATGCGTACATTGCTGAACGCCTTGAACCACCCTGCATTACATTACGGCCAATGCCGTTTACCAGCTCCATCATTGGCAGTGGGCCGGAAGCTGTGCCGCCTGTACGCTTTAGATGCGCACCTGACGGCCTGTAGGCACTGTAATCAATGCCAATACCACCACCGGACATGAGAGCAGAAGTGGCCTTCTGAGCCAGTAATGCCCAGTCTTCACGGTTGTCATTCTCAGCGCGGAGCAAGAAGCAATTATTGTAGTATTTGACATCACGCCCTGCATACCAAAGGTACCGGCCCCCTGGGATGAACTTCATCTCAGTCATGTAGTAGACGAGCTGGTCCACTTCGGTGGGTGACATCAGGCCATCGCAAACCTCATGTACTAATGTTGCTGCGAGTGATGCCCATGTTTCACATCCCTCATGCCTGTATTTGAGATTGAAAATGTCTTCTGCGAATTTGTTTCTGAATGTCATTTGTCCTTATTTTCCTCTCTAGCGGGGTTTTTATGTTCTGCTTTTGTTCTCATTATGTCAATCAGCTTATCGAGGTACCAACCGGCCTTCTCTACATCCTGTAGTCCACCCTTGTGGTCACACCGGAAATTGTATTTGATGACATTGCCACGACAGAACGCAGCGAAACCTTCTGGGCCAAGTGCGGCCCGAATCGCATCGATGCACTCAATGTCGCCGTGGGTGTAATGTGGTGGTGAATTAACCATGTCTACTTTTGGCTGCACCGGCTTTGAAAGCTCATAGCCTACGTCAGCCATCACCTCTTTTTGGTCGCTAGACCAATCTATGGATGCCATAAAATCATTTCTCCTTTGCTTTCATCCCACTCTGACCAGCGTAGTATTCTGGCCAGGCGAGCCTGTTGAAGTGCGTCATCTTTTGTGAGACCGGCTTTAATGTATGCTTGCTCTACAGCAGACCATGCTGGTCTGGAGCCAAGTATTGCTTCAGCTTTCTTGGGGCCAATACCAGGCACTCCAGGATAGCCATCTGTTGCGTCACCGGTGAGGCATTGCGTGTAGAAGTATTTGTCAGCCTCTGGCTCTGTGATGGTCAGCAATTCATCATTCATGGGGCGATACAGTAGTCCCGGTATCGTCATTAAATCCTTATCATTGCTTACCACTATGCAATTATCTTTGTTCTTGGGTTGGGTAGAAAGCAGCCCACAAACGTCATCTGCTTCAAGCCCCGGCTTACGAATTGTCTCTTCTTCTTCTGCTAGCCATTCACACAAAGCTTTGTAGCCTAGTGGCTTTCTGGTTTTCTTCCGCCCAGATTTGTAGCTGGGGTAAACATCTTTACGGAAATTGTGGTGGGGGTCTGTCAGACAAAAGACAGCCTGACTTACACCTGTCTTTTTCTTGATGTTATCCACCTGCTGCCTGAAGATGTCCTTCGCTTCTGCGAGGTCGGTGGATAGAGACCAGATGTCCTCTCCCCAATCCATTTCAAATTCAGCTGACGATGCGGCCTGGTAGAGCGGGATGTCTGCATCAAACGCCAAAAACATCTTCCATCTCCTCTAAGTATTCCAGGCCAAGCTGAGTGACCAGCCACACATTGCCAAAGGTCGTGGGGTTGAGCTGGGTGGTTAAAAATCCCTCAGAGGCACACAGCGCAATTTCAGTTGCTGCTTCCCTCGCCATCCCACTTTTAGTTGTGAATGGTTTCATCCGGGCTAGTGACAAAATCATGAAAATTGACTCCATCCCGTGGGCTTCTTCCTCAGTGAGTTTCAGCCCATGTTTGTCCGACATTAAACTCTGCTTCGATTGGGATGGCGAAGTTGAAGTGTCTTCCCGCTTCTTCAGCCATTGCTCTAGTGAGATTACCGACATGCTCTGTCTCCTTTTCTCGCACCTGCACTTGGACCTCATCATGGATCCAGGCGATGATTTGTGCGTCTAACTGTTGTCGTTTGATTTCTTGGTCGATGAGCTGCACCCACTTCTTGGCGATTAGTGCGCCAGCAGATTGCAACAACACGTTGAGGTGTGCGTGACCCCTCACATGTAAACGTCTTCTGTCGAGACCCAGGAGATGCCCCCTACTCTCAACTGCACGTTTTAACTGGGATAACAGCTTCGGAAATGCTGGGTTTGCCTTAAAGAAATTATCCCGCAGCTGCCGGCCTGCCTTTGCGTCTTTGCCTAAGATTTCGCCCAAGCGAGTATCCCCAGCATTGTAGCAAAGTGCATAAATCATGGTTTTTGCTTCATCTCTGGTAATGCCAGCTGCATCAGCGTTAGCTTGATGGATGTCACCCTGCATGATGATGTCAGCGTACTTCCCGCCGTCCTGAAGCATGTGTGCGAGACATCTAAGCTCGATGCCAGACAAGTCAGCACCTACAAGCTGATAGCCTTTAGCTGGTTTAAACAGCTCACGACACTCTTTGCCGAAAGCAGCACGAACAGCCGGGACCTGCTGCAGGTTGGGGCCAAAACTTGACGCCCTGCCGGTGACAGTACCTAGCGTGTTAATGGTGTGGCGTATTTTGCCATCATCATCGACAAGCTTCAGCCAGGCATTTTGACCATCCGATAACATGCCCAATCGTTTGGTGAGCATGAATGACCGAGCAAGCTTTTGTGCTTCTGGATAAAGCAGACCAACAAGAACACTTTCATCTATTTTTGCATCACCAGACGGCGTAAACTCTTTTGGCTCCCACTGGTATTTGGTGCGCAAACAATGCTCAATGTGCCGCCTTGAATTAGGGTTAAAGTAGATGGTTTCTGTCTTAATGAACGGAACACCTTTCTCGTAGCCCCTGGTCTTGTTATTTACTTTGGGTATGAACTCAGTTTCGATTGTCCAAGCTGGAAACAGGTTTTGTAACTCTTGCTCTATCTGTATCTTTTCAGCTTGCAGCTTAGCGTGTAATGCTTGTGCTTTTGGTAGGTCGAAAGTCCATCCAGCCCGGCCAATTTCATCACATATCTGTGCAATGTCATGCTCGAACCTGATAGCTTCGGTTGACCATTCGTGTGGAGCGAGATGCGTCCACAGCTTATGGGTAACGACAACATCCTGTTGACAGTAATCCAGCATTTCTTGGGTACATTCTTCGAACCCATGCAGTTCACCGAAATCACCTTTCAAAACACCCAAACGAATACCCCACGCCTTCAGACTATGTGAGCCATGAAGTTTGCGTGGGAATTGTTCGTGGGTGTAACCCTGCATGTAATCATCAGTCTTCTGGTCAGAACAAATGAGCCTGGACAGGACAAGAGTGTCCGTGACCAAAAGCCCATCTGTACTGAACCAGGGGTACAGCTTTTTTATTGCTGGTATGTCGAAGGTGATGATGTTGTGGCCAATGATTTCATCAGCAGCCATTAGCGATTTGATACCATCTTCAACCTCATCTGGGCCGTAGATGCGAGACACTTCAGTCTCTGTGTCAAATGTAGCTATGCAGTGTATCCGGGTAATTTTGTCTAGAAAATTGTCGCTTTCAATGTCCCAGATTAGGGGCATTAACGGTAATCGCCAGATCCGCTAAGCTTGCCACGCAGCTGGCGGCTTTCAAGCTTTTCGAGGTTGAGCTGGGCTATTTCTTCAAAGTCGTAGCCAATGTCTGATGCTAATGCACAGCAGTAGAAAATTACGTCCCCAATTTCATGTGCCAGGCCCATGCGTAATTCTGCAGGTAGCTCAACCACCCCATCCTCACAAGCAACCTGGTCGATTTCACCATCACGGAAGTATTTCTTAAGCTTATCTGCAATCTCACCGGCTTCACTAAGCAGCCCNAAAGCTGGATAGATTACGCTGTCTGGGTAGAAGCATTTATCCATTGCTTGCATGGCGTAATCTTCAAAGGTCATCGGCTCATCGAAGTCGAAATCCTCATCTAAGAAATCTAGGTCAGTCATTTACTACTCTCCTTGCTGATGATGAACGTGTGTGGTAAAATCCGGCGTTTTCTGGATGGTCTTGCATCCAGAGCCTTGCGTAGTAAGGGCCGTGGTTGTTGTTGATTTTCAACTGGTCACCCTGTGTCTCAATCATCGTGTGCCAGCGCACCCGCTCGATGACAGTTTGCATCCCGTAATGTTTAAAGCCTGACTCAATCGCCTGTTTAGTAAAGCGTTTGATTAACTGGTAAACATGAGGATTGTCCCTGTGGAATTTCTGCCACTTGGTGTAGTTGTCGTTGGCAACATCCTCATGTGCCGGGCCATTGTTTGTACCTTCAAAAAGGTCATTTTGTTTAACTGACTGCATCATCTGCATCTCCTTCGTCATCGTCATTTACAGGGGTGAAATGGCTTAGCTCCTCTTCGAGTAGCCGCCCGGTCTCTCTGTTGTAGACAAGTGTCCCTGCGTCACCTGTCTGACCGGTGAAACGGTTCTTCAATATTCGTAAGTGTCTGATGTCACTGTCCGGCTCGTCCGGGTCCACCTGCAGTGCCACACAGGCATCTGATAGCTGGGCTATGGAATGTGAGCCTCTAATGCTGTTCAGACGCACCGCTGCGCCACTTTCATGGCCTCTGTCGCCTGATGGTCTGCTCAGATGGCTGACCATAATCATGCCTATGTTCAGCTCCTGGACTAGCGTCCGAAACTTGGTACAGGCAGCATCCAACATCCGTCTTTCATCGCCTTCTGTCGCACTGACGAGGATGGAGATGTGGTCGAGGATTATCCATTCGACACCTAGTGAACGCACCATGTATTGGATGCGTTGAAGAATGATGTCGATTTCGTTAGAGCCAAACGCATCGAACATGACGCAAGTCCGGTCTGTGAACAGGTCGTCAAATGCCTCTAGCACCTCATCATCAGTTGCCTGGTCTCTATCGACCAGAAGGTTCTTGCTCATGTGTATGCCAGTAAGACCCAAAAGACTGCGCTTGTTGCTTTCTTCTAGGGCCAGTACACCGACCTTCTGGCCACACATCAGTAGATGGTGGATGACCTCTTTACAGAAGGTAGACTTGCCTGTGCCCGACCCCGCAACTATTGTAACCAGCTCGGATTTTCTTAATCCACGCAGTACAGTGTTCAATTCGGAGTAAGGCCAGGTAATTGCGCTGGCTGTTTCATCGGCAGTGATGATATCTCTGTAATCATTAGCTGCCTTAATACCATCTGGCCTGAAAGGTTTTGCCTGGTAGACCGCCTGTATCAATTCGGCTGTCTTGCCTTTTATCAAGGCTTCATTGGCATCTTTTTCTGGTAGCGTTGCGATGCTGGCCTTACCAACCGGCAATGCTTCAGCAATAGCTTGGGCCGCCTTGCGTCCAGCAGCATCCATATCCGTGCAGATAACCACCTCATCAAATCCGTTGAGATAGTCAAAGTTCGCCTTTACTGCCTTAACGGCTGATTGTGCGCCTGATGGTAGAGACACACAGGCGTATTTGTGCCCAAAACATTTTGATAGGCTGATAGCGTCTAGCTCGCCTTCTGTTAGGCAGACTTTTTTGCCCTTACTCCATAGATGACTGCCAAACAGCGTTATGTCTTTACTGTCACCAATCATCTGGAAGGATTTGTCACGGCCCCGCACCTTCTGTGCGGTGACTTTACCTTGTTTGTCTCGATACTGCGCAATTTGTACCGGCTCACCATTTTGCTTTATGCCTATCTGGTATCCGAATTTGCGGCAGTCTTCTTCATTCAAGCCCCTAGCTGGTATCGCTTTATGTTCGCCATGAATGAGGTTGGTGTGTTGTTGTGATTGTGTTGTGATGGCTATTTCTCCTTCCGGTGGTGTGTATTTTTCACAGGAAAAGCAATAGGAGTGCCCATCGCTAAAAAGCGATGAAGCATCCCGTGAACCACATGCCTCACAAGGCTGGTGGCAAATGAATGTGCTTTCCTCTTTATCGATGGGCATCCTATTCTCCCTTAATTTGCTAAACGGTACTTTTTATAACGCTGACCCAAAGGGTCGGTGCGCCACTCACTGATTATGTTGAAGCCGTTCTCTTTCAGGTCCTTGATGCGTCTTGGCAAAGCACGAACCCTGTAAAGTTCCGCAGCCTCAACTCCGGAAATCGATTCATAATCAACTAGGTGATTTAATATCGTCTGATACTGGCTTTGCATTTTGATTGCCTCCTTCTTCGAGCCATTCTTGTGGGATTGTTTTGTTGGCGTATTTGAAGCCGTGCTTATCGCAGTAGGCGGCATATGTGGTTGGGCTGCCTTTGTACAAACGAGCATTTTGATTGCTGAACACTAGGCGGAAATCGACATCTGGATGCTGTTGCGTCACCAGATGCCATTTTTGGCGATCTTCAACTGTCCAAATCCCCTTTGTTTCCACAAAGAAAAAGCCCCCATCTTTCGATGGGAGCTTCCAATCTGGAGTGTATGTCGCTTGCCGTTCTGGCCAGGTGTATTTGATTTTGTCAGTCTCGTACAAAACCGGTAAACCTGCCTGTTCAATTTGTCTGCTGGTTTGCTCTTCCAGACCACTGCGATAGCCTTTCGCTATTGCGTGTCTTCGTCTAGAAATTGTAACTGCCCTCTGCTGCTTCACCCGGCTGGTCATCGTTGGCTGCAACAAAACCATCCTCAACCTTATCAAAGGTTAAACCTTGACCATTGATGCTGTCAGCCAGCGAGATGATTTGGACACCACCCAACTGCATAGAAATGCCAATTGAGCCGCCAGCGTTGTAAGCGTACATGTTGCCGCCCAATATCAATTCAGAACCGCCAAAGATTTCTGGAGCGTTATGAGGTGGTATTGTTGTGCCTTGAGAGTCCAACATTTTTGGCACAAATTTGCTGCCAGTAACGACAATCAAATCGCCGGTGTCTTCATCAGTCTTAAATGGTAGCTTGGCTGATTTCGCCTTGGCACCAAACTCCTCTTCTGCAGCTTTCTTAACTGCATCGACAAGCGGCTTGGCGTCTTCCTTTTTCATCCTCAGATTGACCTTGTATTTACCGTTAGTGTCAAATTGGGTATCAGGACGGTTGAGGTAAGGGTACATTGCAATGCCCCGTGGTGTTTTAAACATGAGTTTACTCATTAAACTCTCCTTCTTTTTCGTTGTTGTTATTGGTTGTAGGCAGTCCAAACTCTACTAAGGACAAGCCCAATTCTTCTGCTTCAACGAGCAGGTCGAGAGGGATAGGTTGCCCACGTTTTAGGTAAAGCTTCCCTATCCCCAAAAGTCGCTCTCGTGGGTCCATTGGTTTCTCTTTTTGATGTGAAAATTACGCACTAAAAAAGCCCCATTTCTGGAGCCGCTTAGTACATAAGTCTGTAGCCTTGAAACACTATGGTTTCTGCGGGTTTTAGCTGAAGGCGTATTCGCTATCCAGCACCTCTTTTATGTCCAAATCGAGCTGGTCCGGGAGCTTCATTTTGTCTGCAATACGCTGCATGGTTTGTTGCATCAGCGCATCGTAGGGACAGTAATCCTCAAACAGGTCAACAAAGCTGGTTTTGATAGCGTCAACCATCATATCAACATTGTCTATTGTTGTGCTAAAACTGTCGTGGACAGTCATTACATTTGTTATGCCCCTGGAACGACAAAGCAGTACCGATTTCATCAACAATGTAGCATCGAGGCTATGAATGAAATTAGGGGATGCCCCGTTCATTGCCTCATCTCTGTTAATGGTATCGTGGTACTGCTGCAGCGAAACGCTGCCACGTTTGCTCAACGCTTCATTTTCCCATTTTGGCATTTCCACCTGTAATTTTCTTTTCTTTTCATCTCTGCAGTATTGCATCATTGGAAAGTTCAGAGGGGTTTTGTAGGCAAACTGCAAATCTACCGTGTGACACAGCTTGGCCATCTTCTGCAGATAATCCATGCCATCTGCCGCTGATGTGACTGTTTTTAAAATGGCTTCTTTGATGATTTTGGCCATGAACCATGAGGCTTTATAGCCTTCATCGTTCAGAATGGCGTCATCATCACAGTGAAAGGGATGCTTGTCTCTGCGGCCTTCGCGTACATCTCTGGTCAGCTCCTTCATATCGTTGTCACGAATTGATTTAGCAAAACCATAAAGGTCCGAGCCATAGGCCAGGGTCATCACCGGCGTCTTCATCAGACCCCGCCTCAAACCATAATCCTTCCACTGTTTAGCCAAACGTAGGTCAGCTATCTCATCACCCTCTAACGTGCCTTCAGCCTCTTTGGCCTCAAGCTTAGCAACCGTTTCAAGTAACATTTCTTCAGCTTTGTCACGGACATTGATGTAGATGTCACCTGGTGTAGATTGTGAACCGCTTGCAGTCAGGTTTACCTTTTCACCATCTTTTCTGCTACGGGCTAGCATAGCGTAGAATTGCATACCAGACTGTGTTGCATCTTTCTGGATAGGCAAACCTGTCTCATAGCCTTCGCCATGTTGGGAGTAGCGGTACATTTCAATGCAAGCTGCTGCAAATTGGAAAGGCTCATCGCAGGTGTGCCAAAACTCAAAAGCAGTTTCTGTTTCGCCGGTTCCTTCCCCAGTGATTGGCTCATTTTTCTCCCAAAACGTAACATCATCTTTAGGGTTTTTACCTACCGCTAGGATTTTGTCCATGTTCCGCTCTGCCCACGCCTTACGCGCTGCATGGCTTTCCTTATCAATGCCACAGCCGAACATGTTAGCTAGGTGGTGGAAAAGATGATGCTCATTCTTCTTCGTCACTTTACCTTTATCAGCAAACAAAAACATGGCTCTCATGTAGTCTGTGTTTTGGAAGCCGAACTCAGCAAGGTGGTAGATCCGACCTCTAAAATCCCAGTTCATGGGCAGATAAAACCTGTCGATTGCTATTTGGTCTTTAGTCGGTTTCATTGTCTCCAGCACATGGTTTGCTTCTTCCAAACGCCGCTTCAGAGCCAGAAGATTAGCCGGTACTTCGCGGTTATGCTTTCTGCGGCTTGTTAGTTCCATCAGATAGGCACTGCGGTCTGCATCGCTCATCTTCTGTGTTTCTTTGGATGATTTCTTTTCGAGTGCCTCAACTTTGCTTAAAGACGGAAATCCTTCAACCTTTAGACGCCCTTCACTCGCTTCAATCTTTTTAACAGTCCATTCAACAAGGTCCACAATATCTGCATTTAGAGAGTATGGAACTCGCTGCAAACTATTAAGCGCACTCATGGCTTCATCTAGAGAGCCATCTAACATCGCTTTGTCCACTGCTTTCGCTTGGTCTGGTGACATGTTTTTAACGATTGGCGTTAGCATATTTAGGGATAGCTGGCCATAAGGCCCTACTGTTCGTAGTCCCCAATCATTTGGCACATCAAACAATGGGCCATGCATGGGAGATTTTCTACACAGCTCGTCAAGCTCAGATGTCAGATTTTCTTGTGCCCATTCGGTAAACTGGATGCGTGGAACAACATGCTCATCTGTGTAATCTTCTTTTTCTTTTTCAAAGACGAATACATTAGCTGCACCTCGTTGCACACCGGCCATCATTATACCGCCAACCTTTACTTTTAGGGAGTCAGTCCACTTTGACCAATAGTAATGGTTTGGGTCGATTTCCAGTTTACGAGACCCATCATCATTCAGCATTGGCTGGCCCTTCGCATCATGCATCTGACGCATTTTAGGCTTACTAGCGATGTAGATGGCTCTCTGGCGCATTGTGTATTTTGAGCCACCCTCTTCTTTGTTAATGCGATTAAGATTTTTGAAAAAGTCTTTACCTGCTGGGATGCTTCTCATGTGCCAGTTAAGAACAGCGGCTTCCATAGCCTCTGCCAAATGTACAATTGTATTTGCTTGGGTAAACTGTGCGCCGACAGAGTCTAGACAGACCCGTAGGGCCAGTTCAGCAACAACATCTGATGGCACTACCTTCAGCTCGCGTAGCCAGCCCGAAGGTGTTTTAGCACCATTTGCTTCTGTTTCCGCGATAAGCTGTTCGATAGCTTCTTGAATGTTTTCTTGCACCTCAATGCCCAGAATGACATTTTCCCGTGCTTCAGCAGCCAAGTTTAAACCAGCTTTTGTTCCAGACAAATCGCCGCGCTTAATAGCTTTTTTGAGCTTACGCTGTGCGTTTGCTTCGCCCCGCTCTGTCATGCGGGTTTCTTGCTCTTGATTGAGCTGATGAATGTTTTTCTTGTTATCCATGCTACTCCTTACATTATCCATTATTATCAAACGTGGGGCGACATGTCGTCCACACAATGGCAAATTTTTGCACTTTTTTTACAGATGTTTGGGTTGACAATTGGCTATGACAAAGGGGTGTGGGTAGTGACCATTTATCACCACCCACCACGCACCTATTGTTCAGACAACCCGAACTCGTATTCTAGGATGCTTCGGACGCCCTCTCTGTCCATGCTGTCGCACTCAAACGGAAAGTCCCATTCATCTTCCGGCCTACTGAGGTATTTGGTCACCGCAGCCTTAATCACGGGCAGCGGCGCGTTCATGGAGTAGATGCCTCCGTAGCCGTAAAAAGACCGGCAGTAATCCACGAAATCATCTATTACGTTCTCTGGTACTAAAGTCATTACGCTCATCTTCTACCCCTTCCATTATCATTCGTAGACCCACTGATTAGGTCACTTAGGTTTATTCTTGGTTCATGTCTGACCCATGTCCCTCTAGACCCATCCAAGGCCCTTAAGACAACTTGGGCAGCCTCATTTGCGTAGCTGTCTGAGGATGTGGTTTGTGGTATCTCATGTCCTATTGAACTCATTTGCATCTCCTTTATCCAGATTACAGGGACGCACCAATCATTTCGATTTGGTACATAAGTCTGTAGTCTTGGAACCCGCAGAAACCCTGGAGTTTTGGAGGGTCTAAAATGGCGATTTTTTGGCATGAGAAGACCAAAAAACTACTCTATAGGCATGAGCCGCCTCTAATTGCACAGGCAAAAAAAAGGGCCGCCCGAAGGCGACCCAGTGGGTAGTGATAGATTGTCACCGCTCACATGCGGTTACTTATATCGGCAAGCGTATCTGGCTTGGCGTGTACATATTTTTGTGTGGTCTGAAGGCTGCTGTGGCCCAATGCCTGGGCTATGGTGACCGTTGGCACCGCCAGGTCATTAGCCATCCGTGACGCAGCTGTGTGGCGCGTTACATGGAATACATATGTATCGTCATTACGGGCATACTCACGCTTCAACAGCCCCCACCGATATTCAAACCTCTTATCTGTGTATTCACTACCTAGATTATCCGCAAGGCGGTGCGCTGCGCCGTTAGCTAATGCATTACTAATAGCAACTGCACGGGCCTTGCCGGTTTTGGTCACTTCAGCTGGTAACTCAATCCACTGACCGCACGGTGTTATAGTGGCAGCACCCTGACCTAGAGCCACGATTTCACCCTTACGCATACCGGTTTTGAGTGCCAACAACACCATATCGTGCATCCACCAATCACCACGTTTATTGAAGAAGGATAGCATCAGTTCGATTTCAGCATCATCAAAATAGCGCACCCTACCCTCTGGCTCTTTGAAGAAGTTAGGCTTGGGTGCAAATTTCAGAACGCGCTTGCTCACAGCATGATTGAAAACCTTGCTCACACTAGCCAGGTACCGGTTCACAGTAGCCTCAGACTTGCCCTGGGCAATCAGATGGTCTGCAAAATCATCCAGATCACTAGACAGAAATTGACTGAGGGGACGCTTTGCAGTGTTGCCAAATTCTGTAAATGCACGGGACTGAGACAGGCTGCGGCTACGATGTGTATCACTCGGCCACATCCGCTTTGCCTCACGCTGTACAAAGCCCCAGAAGCTGTTGTCTATGGTAGCCTGGTCAAATAGTGAAGGTTGCTTATGCATCGTACAGGCCCCCTCTTATCTGACGGACACGGTCAATATCAGCATGGCTGTACCTATCTAGCATCTTGCTTTCAGAGTGCCCTGACTGCCCCATGACTTCTGTGACAGTAATCCCTTCCTCATGCATACGGCTAATACCTTCATGGCGCAGGTCGTGGAAATGTAGATGTGATAACCCAGCAGATTTACGGACGCGCTGCCAGGCCATACGAACCCCATTACCGGTTGCTGGTACGACAGGATGTTCTGGGCCAAAGCGTGATGGCACAGCTTTTGTTTTGTATGGTTTCTGGGCTAGATGCTTTAGGTCCAGCAGAGCGGCAAGACCACGCTTAGTAAAGGCTATGGTCCGGGGCTTGCCTGTCTTTGTTATGGCAGCGGGGACATTAATGACCTGCTTAGCCATGTCTATGTCACCCCATACCAGGCCACAACACTCCCCCCTTCTCATGCCTGTGTCTAAAGCTAGTAAGATAAGCGGATGCATGTATTTGTTGCGTGTCGCGCCGTAACGAGCGATGAACAGCAGCCTTTCGATATCCTCATTTGTTATACGAGGTACTGGCCGTTCATATATTCGGGGTATGGGTAGATGTTGGAATATTTCCACATTCACACCATCAAAGCCCAAAGCCTTCGACACCTTCGCGCAATGCTTCAAGATAGCAAACTCACGTTTAAAGGTAGAAGGTTTGATGGTCTGTAACCGGCTGTCTCGGTAGGCAGTCAAATCATCTAAAGTCACCGAATCAGGGGCCAGTTGCACCCACGGTTCATCCCGTAGGATACGGTTAATGATGATGTCTTCGTTGTCTTTACCATTTTTGACACTGGTATAAACTTGCTGATATTTCAGAATTAGGTCAGCAAAACGCACTTCTTTGACCACTGCTTTGACCACTGTTTTACTTGAAACCACCTCATTTTGGGATGTGATTTTCAGCGTCTTATCATTGTATTTAAGTTTTGTTTTGGAAACCCACTGTTCTGCAGAATTGAGGGTATCAAATGTTTTTTCATACAACCTACCGTTGATACGGCACCTTGCCTGATATTTTTGACCACGTTTTCTTATCATGACTTGCTCCTTATTTGGAGCCTCTGACCACTAAATTTAACTCAAATCTAGTTAATAAACAGTGGTCAAACGCTCGTTTAAGTTGCGTAAGTCATTGGGATTTACAAGGGAAAGATAACGAAAAGCTATTTGTTTTCAAAGGCTTAA